CAGGATCGTTAGGATTAACATTAATTTTTCTAAATAAATGACTTCTCTTAAAAGCATCAATTCCCACATTATAAACAAAGCTACAAACTGAGTCAAATTGATTTTGGTTTAAACTCAAACGCATTGCATTTACTACAATAGCTTTGTTGTTCAACTCCCACATCAACAACTCTGTTGCTCTTTCCTCTGTAATTATATCTGTGACATTTATTTTCCTTCCATCATTGTACATAGTACTACCCCATCCTATGGTAATAGGTAAGCCATCTTTGCTTCCGGGATCTTTGTAGGCGTGAAGGACTAAGGATTCAAAACTCTTAATCAACTCCACGCAGTTATTTGATGGGATCATTTTTATTTACGTATGCCTATAACTTGGTCAGCCTTGATGCGACCAATTATAGCAAGTATAGTGCCTATTGCACTAAGAACTGTTCCAATTATAGAACTCAAATCACCTTTTGCATTGGTTATAGCCGTTGCAAATAAACTCAATTGTTCAAAATCTGCATTCTCCGGTAAACCAATATTAGGAACTGATAATTTAGTAAAAATAAATCCTACAAATGCGATTACAATACCCCAAATTGTTTTGCTACTGTACCATTTTTTTGTCGTTACCATTTTTTATTTTTTTTGTTGCGTGATAATAATATCTTATTGCGAAGAAACCGGAAACAACTGCGACACCACTTCCAAATAAAGTTAACCAACTTTGTGCCTGTTGCAAACTTATAACGGATAATGTTGCTGATGTTATACTAATTAGCGAAGATAGACCAGCAGCAACTGGATTCCCGTGATTACCTGTTTCCATTTGATAAAAATAAGTGTTTTTACTTAGAAACTATGAATTAATTATGCTTTGTCCTAACCCTATTTGAATAGCCATTGCATTAGAGTTTCCTGTCTTTATTTCAGTAATGGTTTTTGCAATCTTTTGATAAATGGCATCATAAGGAAGATTTCCATCAGCATCAGCAATAAGACCTGCTTGAATTTCTGCAATTACTCCTGCCTGTATTTGTGGCATAATTAACAAATTCATTTCAGTATTAATGCCCGATGATAAACCCTCGGGCAAAGCAGCAGCAATAGTGAAAACAGAAATTAAATCGTTATAGCTTACATCAATAGTAAACAAAGCGTCTAAATCTGTGTTGTCTATTAATGCATCTTTCATCCTGCTTAAAATCCCTGCAAATTGCCTTAAAGGCTTGTCCTGTAAAGCGAAAGCTACATAATAAAAGTGCTTTGCTTTTAATTGTAATTGTATCATATTAAGGTATATTTAACATTAGAAATCCTTGAACACTTTTCCCGTTGGCAGCAGTCCATAAATTAGGTGTTGTTATGTTAGCTGAATTCATTAATAGTGTAACCACATTTGTAGATGCTGCAATATACATACCCACAGATATTTGAGTGTTTCCATTATTTATACCTCTACCAAATCCAAATTGTGGTGTAGTTCCATTCGTATAAGGCAAAGTAAAATTAAAACTTGTAGCATTAGATGTTACTGCAATACTTAATTGAACAAATAATATCTTTCCCATTAATATATAATTAATAACCCCACCTGCCCCCGTTCCTCCATTAATTGTAGAAGAAGCAAAATAATCAGTCCATCCTGTTGGTGTTGTAAATTTATTATCTATTTGTGTTTGTACCGCAGATGTAGTTCCCTTTACATAACTTAACTCGGTAAGTGATGGATAGGTTGCAACAGGTAAACTTGCTATTGTACTGCCTGTTGAATTAAAATAAGCTATTTGGTTATTCGTGCCTGTACCTGTTACTGGATTAGTAAGGGTAGCTTGTTTACCTTCAATTGCTGAATAGATATTTGTTCTTGAGGTGTCCGAACGATATTTTGTATAATAAGTTGTACTATCTGTTTTTCTTAAAAACACAGATGTATCTGCTATAGCCAATTTGGTATTTATTCTTGAACTTAAAGATGTTGTATCAACTATTGAATAGATATTTCTATTTTTCCAAAGTGATTGAGTATCTGAATAGGCAAATACTTGGTTGTTTAATGGAGTTACTATTTTAGCGTTATGCAATTCTTCCACCTCATACCCATTCTGCGCCTTTACGAATATCGCACCATTACCGGCATTTGCTTTTACTACAACTCCAAGATACACAAGATGATATGGTGCTGCTGGTTTTGTTTTAGTTATATTACCCGATACGGAATCAAGATAAATTATATCTCCATTGCTGAATGATGAAGTGTTTAACTTCTCAATCTTACCACTTAAAATAACCCATCCTGTGTCTTGATTAGCTATCGTTCCAGTAACAAATCCTAAAGTATTTGCAGATGTGGAATCGTGTTTATTATTCGCTAATCTTACTGCTGGAGATTCGTTATTATTGCCCGATGATGTCAATGATACTACCTTACCATTTGTCAAAGTTACTCCAGCGTCATTATGAACTTTTACCATTACAACAGTTGCAGTATCATTGCCAAATCTTCCATTTTGAGATGAACTTCTTACATCGCTTAATGTTGCCAATGTATCAGTAGCATCAATAGTTTGTGTTGGTAGATATATTATTGCTCTTATGCTATCTTGCTGTTTTAACTTTTGAGATTGATATTTATTTTGAAACTCAATAGTAGCTTGTGGATAGGTATAAGTATAAACTGCGCCACCGATTGAATCACCGAGTGCCATAAATGGCATCCAATAATTGTCCATTCCCGATAAATAAATTTGATTGCCGGAACTTCTTCCATAAAGATTTATATCCTTATTGTAAGAACTATTACCAACATCTAAAACGCTTTGCAAGTTTTGACTTCCACCACCACCAGTAACGCTTGTCCATCCAGCTTGATTAGTCCATTTGTACAAAATATCATTGCAAGTATCAATGGCAATTGCGCCTTCTGTTGCCGTACTACCCCGAAGAGTTGGCATTCCACAGAACGAAGGTAAATGCAGCGTTGAATCTACTTTTACTCTTTTCATTTGATACCCGGCAGCAGTCATCGGAGTATATTGTGATGGCTGCGCTTTTGCTATACTAACGCAGAAAGTTAGTAACAATAAAAGTAGAAATTTGTTATACATTGCCATTGCTTAAAGTTAATTGGCCATTGCCTTTAAATGTTATATTAAATGTTGCCATATTGTCGAAAGATGCCGTTTCCGAAAAACTTTCTATATAAATATCTCCTGTTTTTTTTGTCCATTTATTATGCTCCATATCTTCTTCATAAAACTCTAAACTTGCAATGTTTACCTCAAATATAAGTGCAGCGAGAAGTCTATGAGCCGTTAAGCCAAATGCTGGAATATCTGCATCGGCAATATAAACAAGTCCTTCGATTGTTCCTCCCCAAGTTATTGCAGATGGAACAAATGTCCTAAAGTTGCCACTTCCTGTAATGGATGTCTCAACATAATCTCTTTGAACATCAATGGTTACTGCTCTTGCGCAGTAGATATGCTCATTTTCTACTAAATCCCCATCAGAGAATTTAAGTATTACATCTTCTCCTTTAACTAATCCCATTATTGTTTATTTTGATAAAGATAATCAAAAGTATATGTATCTGCGCTTTCTACGGATGATATACTATCTCCTACATCAACTAATTCATATAAAGTTATATCGGCAGTTTCATTTTTATAGTTAATTGTTATTGAACCCGGAACAAATCTCAAATCTGCATTTATTTGATTACTGAAAACTGCTGCTGGAATAAGCATTCTTGATGACTCAATGATTTTCAAGTAATTGCCACTATACTTTGACCTTGCCTTATATCTTTGAAACATCTCTTCTACTGTTGTCACATATCCAAGAGGTCTTACAGATAAACCTTGATCATTCCAAGTAGTTGTCTTATTTCTGCATAAACTTGTGTATCCATCTAAGAATAATGTTCCGGAGGCAGTAGCCACCTTTGTATCATCTAAAAATATATCAAAGTCTTTATTATTGCTTATCGTATAAGGCATTAAATCATTATGGAAATGACCTACTATTTGTCTTGATCCAATTATTCCGTAAGTTAATTCTAAACTAAGATTTTTATAATAAGTCTCAACATTATTAGATGAACTACAATGCGCTAAATATATATTTATAACACCTTTATATGGAGTTTGATTGCTTTTTATATTTACAGTATGCCATTGATTTAAATCATCGCCATTAAACCAAGTAAAATTCCAAGCACCATATGTAACCCAATCCCCATCATTATTTAATATTTTAGTAGTTGTGCCATCTGATAATGTAACTATAAAATTAACATTACCAGCACCGGGATTGGAATCCTCTGTAATGAAATCAAATGAGTAATTTATCATTTGTCCAATATCAACCTCAATGTCACAAGATTTAGCTCCTCTTTGACTATCCCAATTTTGAGTATATACTGTTCCCCATCTATCGCTTTCATTTCCAGCCGAATCATAAATTATTCTTATAAAATAAGTTTCGGGATGTGCTGGATTATATGGATCCCAATCATTCATAACATAATCTTCGTAACTACCAGTTCCAAAAATACCACCACTAATAAAAGCACCAATATTTTTCATATTGTAATTACACAATGCTTGTTGTGGAGTTTTATATTCAAATGTTTCTTTTACATATTGGTAAGGTCTAATGATTGACTTTATAACTCCAGTTTCTAAATCATTACCGGATAAGAAAGTGAAATCATTTGTTTCAGATAAATTAGTACTATAATCAAAATTTGCATCGTAAATATGTCCAGTTAAAGTTGCTCCATAAGCAGTTTTCATAACATATAATTCCCCCCATCTTACTATATACCAATATCCGTTTGCTTGAAAACAAGTTGCGTAAAATCTTGACATTATTTGCTCTAATACTTTATAGCAATCCATCCATTGGCTATCATTTGTCATAAAAGATTTTCCTTTGACATAAACATCATCAAGCCATCTGCCGTGTGCTGCTCCAGTTGCCTGTAAATCAGATGCAACCTTTAATCCTAATAACTCTAATTTTGTAGATGAAAGGCAAATTTTTACTATCTCTCTTAAACTTAAATAAATAGTTGGATCAGTTACCCCTACTGCAATGGCAGCAACTTTGAAATCATTATCCTTTAATAAACCAAGACTATCAGTTGCCGTTAATTGTATGGAGTGATAGTAATCCACTTGCAATTCAGCGCAATCATCCTGTACTAAATAACCAATGAACTGCCCAGCAAATAAAGTATCGCAAAGGAATTCAACCAACCAAGTGTCATCTGCATTGGAATAAAATGTCTCCAACGTAACAACCCCCGGAGTTAATATGTTAATCTTTAGAGCTGAACCCTTAATCGGTGCTTTTGGAT